ATTATAGAAGCATTCCTTGCCTCTATGTATTCGTTGTTTGATATAAGTCTTGGGTTAAGGTCTTTGTTCATCTTAGCCCCCACAAAAATATTTTTAACCTCAGCCATATTTTACGATTTTATCCATTTAGATTTTCCTCTCATAACTTGAGTTATCTCCTCAATCTTTATGTTAGATAATCTTATCTTAGCATTCCTAAGTTTTGCGCTTCTTTCTTTTTTTAATCTATTTACAACATACTCTGGTTGGTTTATTCTACCTGAAAGTATAGCGTGGATTATGTGAGCGTACATAGCCTCTTCTATCATCTTTGGCACTCTTGTGTCCAAATCGTAAGATAGCCCGTCTGAGATGTACTCAATGACTACTAAGCGACCTTTCAAGTTACTAGAGAATGTAAACACACCTCTCCTATCATCTATACCAAAAAATCCATTTACTTGTGTATATTGTGGCTCAAGTCCGTATCTTTGTCCATCAATTCCGCCCCAATATCCAGAGTCAAATCCATTTTCAAAAGAGTCTACTCCATCGTTTAATTGGTCAGTTGTATAACCACCAGTTATCTTTGATGTGTCAGCGCCTCTCCATCTATCTACAGTTCTTGCAGGAGCGCTTTCAATATTTTCTCCAAAACCACCTTGGATTGGAACTCCATCAATATCTTGTATATTAACTTCGTTAGGATTTATTGTTAAATTGTTATTTGGGTAAATTATTCTTTTAACACCTAGACTATCTATTGACAATACTCTAATATAATTTACATAATCTTGTGGAATAATTGCAGTAAGGCTTGGCGATATATTAAGTTCTTGAGATTTCACACTCCTTAAAGTATCGTAGCTAAACTCTTGCATACCTCTTTTTGCATGAAAGATAACATCTGTTCTTTTTACACTAGGTATTAGCTTACCAGCTCCAACGTAAGCCACTATAAAGTTATTTATGACATCTACAAGGCTAATGTACTGATAGCCTCCGTAGTTTGACATAAGAGCGTCAGAGTTTAAAGTAACTAATACGGTTGAGTTTGCTATTGGAGCAGTCGTAAAGGTTACGATATTCCCACTCATTGTGTAAGCAGTTACAGTGACTGCATTTACTTTTACTGAAAAATTAGAATTAACAGCACCAGATATGGCGCTAACTAAATCTGTATTAAAGCTACACGAAAAAGATTTTGTTACACCATCTCCTAAAAACCCTTGTTGTCCAGAGTAGTATTGGGCGTTGTTCTCGGTTATTAAACCTCCGTTTGGATTTGGCATATCTTATTAGCTTTTTTTGTTATTTTCTTCTTGTAGAATTTGTCTTGCTGCAACTTGTATAATTTGAGGGTCTTTTACCACAACTCCAAAATAGAATAATGTTTTAATAACAAAACTCGTTTGCTCTGTTACATCAAGCTCCATAGCTGTTGAGCCATAAGTGCTATTGGCATTAAACATAACATCTTGAAGCGTTACAATTACATTTAAGTTAATGTTAATAGAGGTCTGAAACGCTGTGCTATCAATAGTTATTACGTCTCCTGACAAATAATCTTCACCTGCTTTTATAACGCTTGCGGAAATTGGTATTCCACCTAGAATTGTTAAAGACATTTCTAATCCAGAACCTTGAGCTGAGTTAGATGTCCAAGGATTTGTTGGATTAAGTACCTTATCTACATCGCCAGTATAGGTTCCATCAGGCCATACATCTCCAGTTACAGCATACCCAATGCCGTCCGTTAAAGTCCCATTGCCGACATTCAAAGAGGTTGGGCTATAAACACTTGCATCGTATTGCAATTGACCTACTGTACCAATCGAGTATCCCCATCTTGGTTGAGTTGGTATTCTTAAATAACTTACACCAATAGACGTAGTTATGCTATTTGGTTTAACGTAGAGTTTGTTGTTCTCAAGTAAGTATGTTGGAAAAGATTCTGTGGATTTTGTTAATGGAGACCTTTGTATGTTATAAAATTCCATTCTTTGAAGCCTTTGTAGTTCGACTTCTTCTTTGTATGTTACAGTCCCTAATCTGTAAATTGGTAGAGAAACGCTTACGTTGTCTTTTAATTCAAAATGAATATCATTAGGGTCGTTAGCGTTGTAGTTTGTTGTTGAAAATGATTTTAATATAGAAAGTTTTTCGTCAATGTTTTCAATTCTATTGGCATAGTCAGTATCTGACTGAGGAACTCTTAGTTGCTGGTTTAAGTCATCACTATACTGTTCAAATATTTCTAGTTGAACTTGATTAGCAATTTTATTAAACTCGTCTGGAGTAACATAACCCCTTTCCTCTTTGTTAAGTATTAACAGTACGGTTTTATAAGCCGTATCTATATTTATTGCCATAGTAATTTTTTATTTTATTTATAGGGAGTAGGTCAGATTATTACTGACTTACCCCCTCATAAATATAGTTACTTGTTAAGAGAATTTTTTCTCTATACTTTTGTATGCCAGCATACCTTCGTCAGTCTTAAACCAACTTGCTAATGCTGAATATGGATGCTCGTCAAAAGGAACTGTCATAAGTTTCTTTCCATTAGCAGCCCAAGATATTGTTTTTTGGTCTTGCGACAACTTAATGATGTTGTTTTCAGCAGCTTTAATACCAAAACTTCTAAGTTCTACATTTTCATCGTGCGCTAAACTAATAAATAAAGCTGGATTGCTTCTAGCTAATAACATCAAATCTCTTTTAAGTTCCTTGCTTGTCATTGTAGCTACAACACTTCCAATTTCTGTTCTCAAGATTGCTTCTGCGTGGTCTAAATCTAATTCGTGAGCTAAATTTAAAGCCTCTCTTTCTAAGTTAATCAAATCCAATTGGTCAACTGCATCCTTAACTTGGTCAATCTCTTTAAATGTTATATTTCTTTGTGGATGATATAACGATAATAACTTCTGTAAAGACTGCTTTGTCTTAGGAACCATTAGCACCCCATCTTTAAACACGATGTGCGCTATTGTTACTGGGCCTTTCTGCTCATCAACAAACGGAGATGTTTGATTCGTAGCATATCTAAGCTCTCTTTCTTCAAGTCTTTCTTCATCAAAATACATTAGCGGATGCAAATTTGAATGCTTGCTTGCTAGTGTCATTGTTAATGGGGTGTTTCCGTTAGCTAGAAAATATCTCCTATCTTTAACTTCCCAAGTTTCTTTTGTTTTTTCTTTTGTTGCCATAATAAATATAAAATAAAATAAAATAAATAATAAGAGTAACAACTACCCCCGTCTGAATGACGAGGGTAATTATCACAATAATTGATACTATGCAGCCGTAAACAACACGAAGTTATTAGCAGCTTGAGTAACTAAACATCTCTCAGACAAGAAGCTAACTTCCATTTTGTCAATGTTAGAAGTTTGAGCACCTCCAACAGAGCCAGTAATCCAAGACTTCATTCGTCTGTCATCAGCTTCAGAAGCTCTGTATCGGACGTGTAAGAATGGTCGTCTAATGTTAGTACCTAATTGCTGGTCGTAAACTGTACTTGTTCCAGCAGGAACCATAACACCTTTGATATTGTCAATCATACCTCTAGTAGTGGCATCATTTAAATATTTCCAATCAGTCTTGTAGAAATCGTAAGAGCCTCTTCTAAATCCATCAAAACCTAAGTTCAATGCCATTTCAGCAGAGTTTTCAAAGACTCCATAAGAAGTACCACCAGCACCATAAGAGTTCTGAGCAGCTAACATATCATCAAAGTCTAAAGATGTAGCTCTATCTAAAAACAACATATTCTCTTCAATTGCTCCTTGCTTGTCAAGATTTTGTAAAATAAAATCAAAATCAGCTAAAGCACTTCTGTTTCCAGCACCGCCAGTTCCAGTCCCGTTTGCGTAGTTTTGGTATACATTACCTCTTTCCGTAATAGCAGAAAACAAACCTTGAGTTCCAGCAGTTGTAATGCCAGTACCTAAAGCAGTGTTTACAACAACTCCAGATGCAGCAGTTGCAGTTTCTCCTTCAACAGAAGCCATCTCTAAATAGTCTTGGAAACGTAATCTTGTTTCTCCTTCAGACTTCAAATACCATAAGTATCCACTTGCTCCATCTTCAGTAGCAACTTCAACCCAACCAATTTGAGATGCATCAGAACCACTAACTTCATAAGTGTCTTTGATAATAATTGGCTTGTTGTTGTACTGAGTAAAAGAAGCTTCTAAAGAACCTACCATACCAGCAGTACCTTTGCCAAACTCTGAACCATAAACAAATAAGTTTACAGCAACGTTTCCAATACTAGTTAAAGTAGCAGTAGTGTAAGATAATACTGTAAAAGACCTAGCTGCTTGATTGATAGCAGAAACGTAACATTTTAAAGTTACAAGTCCAGTAGCGGCATCCGCAACAACGATTGTGTTACCTACTCTAATAGACATGAGGTGGTCAGAACCTAATGTAATTGTTGAGCCACCAACAGTAGCTGCTCCAGTCAAATCTACAGAAAGATTTCCAGCACCACTTTCGTATCCAATGTGCAATCTGTTTTGCTCAGACCAAACTACTTGGTCAGAGGTCATTGGCATCTCAGCACCAACCATCCTTAGAAATCCAGATAAAGTTCTGTTTCCGTATCGCTCTACCTCAGCTTCGTAAAGCTCTGGTAAATACTGCTGTGCAAAGTCGTTTCCGCTTCCATCAGCAAAGTTTAAATAATTTTCTGTCAACGTTGTTTTCGTTGGCATTGGCTGTAGGCTAAAAGCTGCAAGCCCGCTATCCGTTCCGAATTGTCCCATTTTTTTTGTTTTTGTTAATTGTTAAAATCGTGATTTTTTAATTTTTAATTTTGAAGAATCCATACCGTTTACAGATTTAACTTTAAGACCATTAATAAAAACACTGTCGCTTGATGTTTGTCTTGGGGTGTCTGATATGTTCTTTGAACTATTTACAACATCCTTAACTGCATCTGCTTTACCTTGTTCGTAAAAATGACTTGCAATCTTGTCCATATTCTCCGCAGCGTACATTGCCTTGTGATAGCCTTGTTGGTCTGACACCTCTCCTTTGTCATTGAGAAACTTCCCAATAAAGTTAGACATATCTGACTGTTGCTCTGCAATTTTAGTTGGGTTGTTAACGCCATATCTGAATTTCTTTTCTCCGATGTTATATTCAAAACCTTTGAAATTATCGTTTAAAAGTTCAGACGTGGCTTTTTTAAACCTGTCTTTTCGCTGCTTTGATAAGTTTTGCTCTTCATTGTATCGGTTGAAAAAGTCTGTCGCTTTTTTCTGCTCTTGGGATACGCCTGGTCTTAACTTAATCTCATCGTAATATCTACCCTTTAAGTCTTCTAAAAAACTCTTTGCTTCTGCAACCTCTTCTTTGAACGCAAGTTTTTTCTTGCGCACTTCTCTTTCTTCATCTAAATCTTCGTCAAACGAAAAGTTATCATCTAAAAGGAAATTTATTTCCTCCTCATCTAAATGAGGTTTTTTCTTTTTATAATACTCTTTTAATAGAGTGTTGTTATCAACCTTAGAGTAGTCTGCATTTAATCTTACATAATCTTCCACAGTTCCACCTACTTCTTCCATAAAAGAAATTAGCTTCTCAACATTCTCAGGTAATGGCTTTCCAGAAACACGTTCGTCTCTTATAGCTTCTTTGATTTCTTGAGAAACCTTTTTTGCTTCCTCTTCCTCATCTTCTGTTATTTCTTGAATTTGAGTAAATTGCTCCTCTTCTACTATTTCTTCTTTTTTATCTTCAACAATAGCCTCCGATTCGACTGCATCTGGTTTTTTATCCTCAACCTTCACTGAAGGTATTACAACCTTTGTCGCTTCTGTTTCCACTACTGGAGGTTTGCTTGATAAATTGATTTTTGTTACTTCGTTTGGTTTCCCTAACTTCTTCATTGTAGGCTTTTTCTTTATTTTGAAACTACCTTCTTCTTTTGTTGCTTCTTCTGACATAATATAATATAATATAAATTAAAAAAAATTATCTTGGGCCGAACTGTTCTGTTCCAAACCCTTGTAAGTTGTCGTTACCTTTAGACTCAAAGTTCTTTGGTAATAAATTATTTGCTCTTTGGTCAATCATTTCCGATTGTTGAGTTCCAGCTATTTTTGTTCTGTTATCTTTTCTATCTTCGTTTTGACGTTCTCTATCTGCCTCTGATTTTATTCTAGCTTGAGCTAACTGCATTTGGTATTTAAACTCTTCAGCCATTAACCCTCTTTTAATCTCAGCCTCCATTTGCATTCTCTCTATTTCAAATTGAGATTTAGACTGCTCTATACTAACTTTTTCAGAAGTAAGTGCTTGTTGCTTTTGAACTTCTGCCATAGCAGCTCTTTCTGAAGCTTCTGCATTTGCGTTTGCTTGCGCTTGCATATTTTCTTGTTGCGCTTTTTGCTCTGCTATTTGCTTTTTCTTTCTTCTATTTTTTAGCATTTCATTTGCTAATTGAAGATTCTTAATTTGCCTAATATCAATTGCGTCCTCTAAATCAATCCCTCCAGTTTGCAAAGCCACTTGAATGTTTTGCTCTAACTGAGCCTTTATTTCATCATCAGGCTCTAACTCTAAGAAGATACCAAAATCGTGAAGGCTTAAATCCTTAATCTCATTCAATGTTGCAACGTTGTATTCACTAATACTACTCTTTAATGAATTTGCAGTCAAAGCAAACTCTAATGAATCAGCAATTCTTCTTGAGATGTTTTCGCAAGCCCTAAGAGATAAATAACAACTTGCTTGAAGTATGTGTCGAGTTGCTACATTAGATTGATTAGCGGCCATCTTTTGAAGTCCTACGAGTGCATCTTTAGATGGGGTAGACCCATCCCTAGCTTCATTAAGTCCCGTAACGTCTCTTATCATTTGTAAGTAGTACTGATACGTCTGAATCAAGGAGGCAATTTTGGCCCCACCGCTTGATGTAGATAACTCTTGAATTGGAACTTTACCTCTGTTAATGTCCCCGTCTTGTGTCAAAGAACGACCAAGAACACTACCCGTTTGGAAATACATATTTAATGCTTCTGCTGGGTTATAACTCGTTCCATTACCTAGGTCAACTTCCGCTAGTCCGTCAACATCTAAAAACACACCGTCAGGAACCATTCTTGACATTACTTGTTGTAATTTAAGGTGCGTTAGCTGAATCATATCAGCAAATCCTGTAATCTTATTTACAATAGAATCAATCTTACCATTGTACATTCTAGGTGCACAAATAACATAATTCATTTCTACCTTAGTGGTATCGGCAAAAGGTCTTGTCATATTTTTTCCAAGCTCCCATTGTAACATTTGATTGTTACCTAGTATTTTTGCCCCACTATACAAAACCTCTATCGTTCTTGATACCTTTTTAAATGTATCGTTTTCTGGTGGATTAAATTCATCGCTTTTTTGCAAAGCCTTTTCTAAGCCATTAACTCCTTCTTTAATTTTCCAAACTTGATTGTTGTAAGTCTTGTATTCAAAATATAAAACTTGAACTGTATTTTTATCGTAGCCATTCCAACCAGTGATGTTTTCCCGATTGCCAGGCATCTCTTCTATTTTCTTTAATTCCTCTGTTGTTATATTGGGAAATTGCTTCTTTAATTCTGGAATAGAAACAGCTTTCACTTCTCCAACATAGTATATATCTTCAAAGTTAGGGTCGTCGGTGTAAGAATACACCATTCTTGCTGGGTCGCAATATTCTGTCACAACTCCCTCTGCTTTATTCCAAGTTGTCTTTACTGAACCAATACCTAATACAGTTAAATCGTAATTAAATCTTTTTCTTATTTCTGTAAACTTATTCTTTGCAAGCACTTGGTTAATAACCTCTTCTTCTGCTATTTCGATTGATTGCTTATAGTCAAGTTGCATATGTAAAGAAAGCTCTTTTTCATCTTGAGGTAAGTCTTGAGGATTGTCAGTATTAAATCCATTTACTCCAATAGCTGCCTC